CAACAAATTATAGTGATTCCCGCATCTTTTAATAAAAATGATGATAAATAAACAAGAAATAATAATCCCGCATAATTACACGCCCCGCCCATATCAATTAGGGCTTTGGTCAGCTATGATTGATGATAAGAAGAAGCGGGCGATATATGTTTGGCATCGCAGAGCTGGCAAAGATTTACTTGCTTTGAATCGCATTTTATATAGTGCTATGTTTGAAGCCGTCGGCACCTACTGGCACATATTCCCAAGCTATGCACAAGGGGCTAAATCAGTTTGGCAAGAAACAAATTCGGAAGGTCGCAAATATATTGATTACATTCCTCAAGAGTTAATAGCTAAGAAAAACGAAAAAGAATTAAAAATCACTCTTAAAAACGGTTCTATTTATCAAATTGTTGGTTCGGATAATCCCGACAGTTTAAGGGGTGCTGGAATTAAAGGGGCTGTTTTCTCCGAATACGCAGAGCAAGACCCGAGAGCCTGGGGCACAATTCAACCGATGCTCTTAGAAAATAACGGCTGGGCGATGTTTAACTTTACTCCAAAAGGGCAAAATCATGCTTACGAGTTGTATAAGATGGCTCAAAAAATGCCAGATGTTTGGCACTCTGAAATTAAGACGGCTGAAGAAACGGGAGTATTTACAAGCGAGCAACTAGAGCAAGTCAAAGCGGAAATATTAAGCGAGGGCAAGACACTTGACTTCTTTAATCAAGAGTTTCTTTGTAGCTTTAACAACCCGATCGAAGGGGCTTATTACTCTAAGATTATTGATGATTTAGACAAGCAAGGAAGAATTGGCGATTATCCTTGGGAGCGACAATTACCAGTTTTTACTTTTTGGGATTTGGGGGTCGGAGATGCTACAACAATCTGGTTCGCTCAATTTATCGGCAAAGAAATAAGAATTATCGATTATATCGAAGATAATAACAGGGGCTTAGATTCTTACATTAAAGAAGTAAAAGACAAACCTTACATTTATCAAGAACATTATGCCCCGCACGATATTGTTGTAAGAGAATTTACAAACGGCAAGAGTAGAATTGAAACGGCTTTAGAGTTAGGATTAAGATTTTTAATAGCTCCTAAACTGTCTGTCGACGATGGACACAATGAAGTTAGGAGGATATTGCCCAGCTGTTTCTTTAACGAATCAACAACAAGAAGGGGTTTATTGACGCTCAAGAATTACAAAAAAGAATTTGACAATAAGAATAATACTTTTAAATTACAACCAAAACACGATTGGGCTTCTCACGGGGCAGATGCTTTTAGATATTTAGCGGTATCATATCGTGAGAATATAGGGCAATCAAGGCAACGCTGGGATACTGCGATAAGTAGCCCAATAACTTATTAACAATTATTTATTTTATGGGGTTAGGAAAATTTTTTAAAAGACTTGAAGAAAATAAGCAACAAATGAATTCACTGTTTAACGATCCCGCAAGACGCAATGAATTAATTGGCTATGATCCAATTAAAAACCCTTTGGGATTTTTAAAAATAAATCCTGAAAAATTTGCAACACAATTCGACGAAAGAAGAAAAAAATTAATTAATGAGGCAACGGCTTCTGCTGTCAAACAACAAGAAAACTCTCAAACTTCTTTTGCTGGTCGAGATATACAAATGGAGCTTGAGCGAAAAAAACTTTTAGGAAATGAACAGGGGCGAAAAAGGCTTTTAGGAATTTAAATTTAATAATCATATATTTTATGGGATTTGGTAAAAAATGGAAAAGATTTGCTGGCGGAATCGGTAAGGTTGCCGCTGATTTAACAGGCTCTAAAACTGTTGGAAAAGCTGTGGCAACTGTTGCGGGTGGTTCCTTAGGTGGTCCAGTAGGTGCAATTGGTGGAGCAAAAGGATTGTCTGACATCAACAGTCAAGAAACTGGCATGAAAAACGCACTCGTTCAAGCGGATGTTCAAGCACAACAAACCGACGCATTAAACGCACAAGTCGCAGAACAAACAAGACTTAAATTGCTTTCTGAAGCTGATTTAAAGGCACAAGAAGAAGCTTTAAAAAAACGCACTACTTTTGCGGGTTCATCTATGCAAAGCGTAATGGAACGAAAAAAACTTTTAGGTATTTAATATGGCAGATAAAAGAATCGAAGAGCTTAATAATCTTTACAATGATTTATTAACTAATCGCAAAAACTTTGAAACAAATTGGCAAGATACAGCAAAGTATTTTCGACCGCTTAAAACCGATATTACAAGCGAAAAAACCGCAGGCGATAAAAAAGATTTATTTGTTGCTAACGATTCAACAATGGTAATTGCATTAGAAAATTTTGCGTCAATTCTTAACGGCACAATGACAAATAAAGCAACGCCGTGGTTTACAATTAAAATTGAAGATGAGGAATTAAAAACCGATGATGAAATTTTAGAATATCTCAAAGCGGTTGCCGATAAAATGTGGAATATCCTCTATGATACTAAAGGCAATTTTGAAGATGCACATCATGAAAATCTAAAAGACTTTGCAACATTTGGAACTATAGCACTAAAGATTGAAGAAGGCAAATCTTCTTTAATCAATTTTAAAGCAATTCACATTAAAAATATCTTAATTACCGAAAATGACGAGGGCAAAGTTGACACTTGCATTTTGTTAATGAAAATGACGGCAAAAGATATTGTCAAAAAATTTGCTGATGGTGGCAATATCGATGAGATAATTAAAAAAGCTTCAGTCGAAAAACCTAACACAAATTTTGATGTTAGACTTTATATAATGCCGAGAAATGAAAGGGACGCCACTAAAATTGATACTATAAATATGCCGTTTCAAGGTATTTGGTTAGACCCAGCGCATAGCAAGATTATTAGTGAAACTGGTTTTAATAGCTTTCCTGTAGCTGTCGGAAGAAGTGCCAAAGGAACTGGTGAAGTTTATGGAACAGGGCAAGCAATGTATGCATTAGCCGACGCAAGAAGTTTAAATAGAATGTGGTATGATTATTTTGAATCAATCCAAAAAATATTAAACCCGCCTTTAATTGTAAATGCTCAATTTGAGAAACAATTAAACTTGCAACCAAGAGCTTTAAACATGGTTAAATCACCTGTTGGCAATGGGCGAGCAGTTGAGCCAATCAACGACAGTAAAGGAATTAATCCAGCTGTAGAATTGATAACACAAAAACAAGAATCAATTAGGAAAATATTCTTTTTAGATAAATTATCGGTATTAGATGACCCGAGAGCAACCGCAACGCAAATATTAGAACTAAGAGCGGAAAGCTATAGAATCATGGGAAGTTTAGCTTCTTCATTACAACAATATCTTGAATCAATTCTTGATAGAGTTTATGATATTTTATTTAAATTATCTTACGCTCAAGATGGTAATTTTACGCTATTGCCTGATGCTCCGTTTCCTGAGATGCCTAATAAAATGAAAGGAACAACTGATGCAACTACAGGTAAAAAGATTTTTCCTAAAATGAAAATCGAATTTATTAACCCAGTTAATCAAGCAAATCAATTAGGCAAAAATAACTCGGTTGATGTGTTTTTAATGTCAATTATGAATTTAGCCCAAGCAAATCCAGCAATATTAGACACGGTAGATTTTGACGAAATAGCTCGATATAAAGCTGACATTCTACAAATTGACCCTAAATTAATTAAAGATACTAATAAAGTTGATGAAGAGCGACAAGCAAGACAGCAACAAATGGCACAACAACAAGAAATGGTTGACGCTAATACCGAAGCACAAACATTAGCAACAATGAAACAAGCGGGGGTTTAATGATTGACGCAGAAAAACAATTACAGGAAAAACTTATAGAAAGAAAGCGAATATTTAACACAGTATTTGGCTCGGCAGAAGGTTTGATAGTTTACAAAGATCTAAGAACGGCTTTAGTTATTAATCCTGAATTAATTTCTAGAGAATATACTTGCGATGATGTTTTAGCCTCACATTTACAAGTGGGAATGAGACTTGCATTTCAATATATTGACGATTACTTAGATTTAAACACTATCAACAAATAAAAAAAATTATGACAATTGAAAATCAAGTCGCACCTACTGCACCAACACAATCAAGCCCAGTTAATGAAACTAATATTGCTCAAAATACGGCACCAATTACGCCAAGTTTTGATTTAAATTCATTTTTTCCTGAGGATATTAGAAAAGATGCTGATTTTGAAAGGCTTTCTAAAAACTTTCCTAAAGATTTATCGGCAATTGCTAAAGATTATTATCACAAAAATAAACATTTTGGCAAAGCTCGTGATGTTGTCGAAGCGGAATTAAAAGCACAAATGGCACAACCATCAACATTTAAACCCGAAGATTACCAAATTAATTTGCCTGAAGGTTATTCTATTGAAGATAATATTGTTAATACAGCTAAAACAAAAGCCTTAGAACTTGGAATTAAACCCGAAGTGGCACAACAATTTCTTAATAGTATTTTTGAAGCCGACAGAACACAAGAAATTGAACTAGAAAGACAAGCCTACGAAGCTAACAAGCAATCATTAGAAAATATTAAAAAGGAATGGGGCTTTGATTACGAAAAAAGAGCGGATATTGCTGAAAAAACTTTAATGAATTATGTTTCGCCCGAAGACATGGAAAGTATTCACAATTTACCATTAGACCAAAAAGTTTTAATATCTAAAATAATGGATAAAGTGGCTTCTAAAGTTAGCGAGGGTTCTATTGGAAATAATTTAAAACAAATTACAAAATCGCCCGAAGAAATGTTTAACGATATTTTAAATGACAAAACGCACCCTTATCATAAAGGAGATTTAAAAGCGGTTAATCAAGTTTTTGAAATGTTAAAAAAACCATATTTATAATAAATGTTAACTTTTATACAATCATTAGTAGATTTTCAAGATTTTGCAAAAAACAAAAATATAAATTTTTTTGAAATAGAAACAAAGGATTTTGAAAATCTACATCATGAATATTCAGGGCATAGCAAAATAATAGATTCTATTAATCGTGTAATAGAAAGGCGTATCAAAAATGCAATTAATATAGATAAAGAAAAAGTTTATGCACATGTAAATATTCAAACTAATGAATCTCAAGATAAAAACAAAAAAACCATTACATTTAAAACTAAAGTTAATTATTTTGTTGACATTAATTAAGCCATTAATAAATTATTGTATTAATATTAACTCAACAAAAAAATATGATAAATACTTTTACAAAATTTAATAATCTTGAAGAATTTTACAAAAAATCTGATCTAGGGGGCTATAATAAATATGAATATGAGTTTACTCTTGGAGACCTAGATGCTTCACTTGACCAATTTAAAAAAATGGTAGATAAAGCGTTAAATGCAAAATTAAAAGAATTAACTGTAAATTTATTTGATAAAGAAATTGTAG